CCTTGTTTTTCTAATTGTGCAATCAATGTAGTGCGGTCACTCTTGATTGCTTCTTTCATATAATATGAAATTTGTTGCAGGACAGCATCTCTGAATGCTTCAGCCTGTTGTGCAATTATTGGATGGCAGTTGCCCCCAATACTTACAATTTTGTTGGTAGTTTGTTCTGCCCAATAATCGACATCATGTCCAGCCCAGTGCGTGGTCGTGACGCCAACCTCACCAATCTCAATCTGTGGTGTTTCCTGTAGCATTATCTACCCTTACTAATACCGTAACGATACTCGTCTACCTTACCATACCCCTCTGCTAGATCCTTCAATGCCGCGACAGCTTGGGCATATCTTTGTTCATACCCAGGAACCTCTTGAGGATTTTTCAAAAAAGTAGCCGCTTCAGCCAAAGTGCCGTACAACAAAGCATCTGGCGCATTTGTAGATAACCAGGTCGTGCCACTATCAGCACCTGCGGTCAACGAAGCTGGACGATATTTGTAATGAAGCTCGAAATCGTAGTTGCTGTCCGGAGTTGGTGCCAGAAGAAACGTGTTATCATCGAACAAAGCATAGTACTTAGGTGTGCCCGTAGTCGATGCGTTTGGCGTATACGTGCGAATGAACGACGTATGTTTCAATAACAAATACTCATAAACGCTGCTGCTGATTACAGCCAAGCTATACGAAGCCAAAAAATCTGACGGTGTGGATAAATAAGTGTTTCCACTTGTAGCCGTGCCTGTCACATTCTTTCGGAAAACGGGCAACTCAACGTTTTTCAAGATACGTTCTTCCGCTTCCAAAATGAACGTGGTCAACTGCGTATCAAACGTGGTTTCACTAACCTCGCAATAATCTTTTACGGCTGTTTTTAGGGACGCTAAGGTAAAACTCATGTTGTGCTCACCGTAACTGAACCGACCTGCCCACTAGCTTTCACAGGTATAAACGTTTTTTGAAAGACGTCGGGCAAACCCAAATTTACCACCATTGGCTCAACCCTATCTGGACGAGCGTTTCTAATAGCTTCTGGGTCACTTGCTCTAGGTGGTGGATACAATTGGGGATGTTTTGGCTCATACTCATCTGGTCCTACCAAAGACCCATTCCACTCTTTTTTCATGCGATTTAGTTTGTATCGCACACCAGATCTATCTGATATGCCGTATGCGTTTTTACCTGATGCAAAGCCTGACATGCTATGCCCTGTAGTAATCGTATGATGGACTTATACGCAGAGACGCTCGGTCCCTGTCTTCATCCATAGCCCGTTGCATTTCTTCTTCGTAGACACTTTTCAACATCGGCATCATCTGGGGATTACGCTTCATACTAAGGTAATACGCCAAACCGGCGGTCAGACAAGGATAAAAACGAAAAGGTATATCGACAGTATCCGTTGCCGCATCTACATCTTGTATTCGCGTTAAACGATCAAACTTAACGACATCTGTGTTGTTCTCTGGAGTCGGCCATATTCGTAGAATCGGCGTAATTTGACGGTCCACAAAAAACTCGTTAGGTCTACCGGTCTGTGCTTTGTTTGGTATATCCAGGTAACTTGACCTACTGACCCGTTGAATCTCGAAATCCGTGCTACTTCTTGTCACCACAGCAGATAAAATGTCTACAGTGCTTTGAACGTTTGATAAATCTACCGCCGCAGACAAAGTAGTGGTCGCGGCACTGCTAGATCCCGTAAGTGTCTCACCAGAAGAAAACGTGCCAGAGGGTATGGTAATAGCAAAACTGGTAGTGCTTGGAGCACTGGTTATAGAGGCCGTAGCGTTGCTTGTGCCGCCGGTTATAGTCTCACCTACCGTGAACGAACCAGAGGCTCCTACAGTCATTGTGAGCGTCCCACAGGGGTAGTCTCGTATGCCCTCTGCTAAAGTGATCGATGTTTGTTCGATAGTCCACTGGTTCAAACCCCTGTTTGCCCAATCAGCAAACAACAAGTTCATAGACCGTTTGGCAGTACGCACGTCATAACCTGTGCGAAGCTCCATACCGCACCGCTCGAACGCCTCTTCGACGTACTCAGCTAGGTCTAACTCGAAATTGGTACTACCAGAGGTTGCCATCATTCATCCTCGGTATCGTCGTTATATAAATTATCGAAGATACGGTTTACATCTAGTGTGTAATCTAAATCAGATTTGGAATAATGTATATGTGCAGAGGGTTTGAAGTCCGGGGCAGACTCGCCTGCTTCGAACCAAGCAGGGTGCGTTACACGTACCCTATTGTTTGGTAGCGCGACCACATTTCCCGTCCACTCCCCAGCGTCTAGCAACTGTAGAACATGACTTTGTTTGTGTTGCGCCGGATCATCTGCAATCTCGTTTTCTGCATAATCCACAGTAAACAAATACTTGGCTGGGAACATCTGACCGTCTATTTTAGCCATCCACGGACAGGGCGTAGCTCTTTCCAAAACGTATACAGCGTGGTGGTGAGAACTGCAATCCCAAGGTTGTGCATCATGCGTTGCCATAGGCTGCGGCCACTCTTGGAGTGGAATGTCTGCACATAACGCAGTAATTGGCATTCTTGCCCACATGGCTCCTCCGTGTGCCGTATCTTCCTCTTCACCGTCTGCTTCTATGCCAGTAAAAATTACTTGAAAACTCAAGCACCTACACGGCATTGTGGTAACTGCAATCGCCATCGCGTGAAGAAACTCTCCATGATATTTCTCATGGTTGTGGGTATATTCACGCCGCACCCAACATTTGAAATGAGGAATATTAGATTGTAGATACGGCACTAAATTCCGCCGCCGACCTTACCACCTTTTTTTGCCATTTTACCGCCCATCTTCATGCCTTTGGGCAGCTTTTTCATTTTTTTATTTTTATTTTTGTCTTTTTCAGCCATACCACCGTATTGCATTCCTGGTGGGATGTCCTTCTTGCCGCCCATAGCCCCGCCTTTGGACTTCATCTTTACGCCTTGACCGTTAGTCTTACGCTTGACGGTGCTTTTTTTCTTAGCTGGGCTTTTTCTTTGCGATCCGCCCATGCCCAGATTTACTCTACTAGCCATGTTTCACCTCAATAATATTTGGTTTGTTTTCTGCGGTTACCGAGAACAGCACCACACCCTCTTGCTATCTGAGAGCGAACCTCGCCCCCTTCTCGCATTCCAGTAACTTTCCCTGCTTTCGTGTTAGGGACAACCTTTTTGCCTTTTTTCTGCTCTCTTTTTTTCTTTTGAGCAGTGGCCTTCCGCTCTGCCTTCGTCATTCGTTGTGCTTGTTTTTTTGGCAAACAACGATCCGGCATCTTTTTATTCTCGGAAGTGCCGCAGGAATCAGCGATATTCCCTTCACTATCAATACGAACCCATTCCTGATCGAGCCATTTTTTTAGCTCACCCATTTATCTGCCCTTTCTACGTCCGCCTTTCGCCTTTTTGGCATAGTTTGGATCTTTGCAATATTTACTTGCGGCAAGGTTCGCATACGCTGACGGGTATGTATCAAAAGTCCGTTTCGCCCAAGCTTTACCCTCTGGGCAAATCTTACTTCCTTTGCTTTTCTTGGATGCACCACCGCCTTTAGCGTAGTAAGTCAATCCTCTTGGCATCGCACCTCTAGTCATTACCATGCGTCACAACTCCAATACCTTGCGGTAAATTTATCTTTTGCCTTGGCCGTGTCACAACCGTGACGGGCGCGAAAGTTTTTGCGCCGACCCGGTTGGTTTTTCTTGATTGTCATGTCGGGATCACCGAACCTGACTATCTTCACGTCGTTGCCTTTCTTGGCTAGGACCGCAGACTTCTTGTTCTTACCTGGTGTCCTTTTCGGCTGGTTATATCCAGAAAAAGTTTCACCCCGATACTGTAAACGACCAGATGGTAAGCGTTTTACGTCCTTGGTCGTTGCCATTAACTGAAGCCCTTCCTCATATACAAGATCACGGTGTAGGTGTCGTTTGAACTGGCACCCACTGTGGTAAACAAAACGTCTCCCGTTTTTCCGGTACCTGCATTATTGGTCAAACCGCCAAAACTACTGTAATCGTGGTCCCCACTCTGGTTTTCACCAAGCTCAATGATAAAAGCATCCGTGTCAGCATCGAACAGAAGCTGAACTTTCATACCGATACACTGCCACCAGATACGGTCTATGGTGACACTTGTGCAAGTATCACCATCCGCACTTGTAGCTAAAGCAGAGACATCGACCTTGGTAACAGCCGATTCGCCCGTGCCATCTGATATATTCGTTAGTTTCAGAACCGCAAATTTAGGACCATCGACTAATGTTTGTGAAGTTACTGCATCAGCCATACGTTACTCCTTTAGGACGCTGCGTCGAAACCTAGTATCTCGATCAAGAACCTGCCAGCCGTGTAGGTAGCATCTCCTGTTCCTTGGCTCACCAAGTACAAAAACTGGTCTGCCGCGATATCACCACCAGCAACCAAGCTACCCGCAGATGCCGCACCAGCGTTAATAATCTGAGTTTCGGTAAGATCACCTATAGCCGTGTCATTCACGCCTGTGCCTTCTGTGGCAGAAAACAGGTCTATATCCGTGCTACCCCCAGCAGGAGTCTCCACACAGAGCATGGTGACGCCAAAAACAGTGCCTTGGTTAGCAGCGGTTACTTGTCCGATGAAAGCAACACCATCGCCATCTTTACCAATAA